CTACAGAAGATCATGGGCCACAGCCATGTTGGCGTGACTGAGAAGTACGCTCACCTCGCCCCTGATTACATCAGCGCGATGGACGATGCCCACAAGCGCCTCGGACTGTAGCCGCTACAGTAGAGGCGTTTTTTGCTCATCTTGAGTCGTCCTAAAATCTCAAAAATGGCTTAGTTATTGGTACCCGGGGCCGGACTTGAACCGGCACGGCCTATACGGCCTAGGGATTTTAAGTCCGCAGACAGGGTGTTTTGGGTCCACCTCAGTCGCTACAGGCCGCATAAACACTAGGGTCACCTGACTGAGCTGGACACGAAATGACAGTGCTGTAGCCTAAATCGGCTACAGTAATCGGCTACAGTAGACTACTGATACTCCCTACCCAGCATCTCCGCAATTGCCTCATCAACTTGCGACTTTATGTTGGCGCGAAGCTTGTCTGTTTTCTCTACCACCTCACCAGCCTTTCGCATTTGAGACGCCTCTGTGCGGAACTTCTGCTGGAGACCTTTCACGGCAGCAGCCGATGCTCCCACCTGGTTACCCCAGATAGAGTTAGCCGCTAGATTCTCAAAGTGCCTGTCGTTAGCTTCAGCGATCAGGTTCTTGAATGCCGTTGGCTTGCCGTCTCCATTCAAGATGTCCATGTAGTTGGCAAACAGGGCTAGCTGACGAAGGTTGACTTGCTGGTCGAACCCGCCGTCAGAGTTTGGAGTAAATCCTAATCGCTTTAACTGCTCTGGCGAGATATTGCCGTTAGCACCCTTACCAGACTCATTCAGCAGCACCTCATCGATGTCCTTGAGGGTCTGATCCATGTTGATGCCAGAATCTGTGTTGCTGGTCAGGCGGCGGGTGTTCTGGGCGACCTTTCTCCATTCACCAGTAGAGAATGAAGCATCGGAAAGCGACAGGTCTGTTCTTGTGGCTCTCGACAGATCGTTCATAGATGAGATGACAGATGAAAGACCGTCATTTGCAGCAGCGTACTCTGGAGATATAGTTCTTAAAGTGCCGTTAACCATGCCAGAAAGCCTTTGAATTGCGGCGTTGGACTTTGAATTTGCTGTGCCGTTAACCTTTTGGCTGTAAGACATCTCCTGCAAATAATTCTTCAGCTTTTCAAGGTCTTCAAAATCAGATACTGGAGCGTGACCAGTACCTCTTTTATTGGTTCTCTCAAAAAAGGCGTTGATGGCATTTTTCAGCTTACCCGTTCCAGAATAAAACGGCGTGTTGGTCAGGTCGGGAACCCCATTGGCGTCAAATTTCACGCCGTAATCTGCCTCTAGCATCGCCTGCATTTCATTGCGAAGCTTTCTTGTGGAGGTGTACACAACGCCGCTACCGCCTGAAGAGAACCCTTCGGCACTGGCAATTTTTTCTTTCGCCTTTTGCATGTCAGCCAGGTAGCTCTCGCCAACTTCGCCAAGAACCTCTGCGCGATTCGCAAACTGATCGCCCACTACAGACCAGGAGCTTCTGTCAGTGTCTCCAGCGCCATTGTTCGCAGACCGGGAGTCATCCCTGATCTGGCTATACAGCCGCTTCTGCTCCACGGGCGCACTCTCAATCATGTCGATATGCTCATCGGCCATAAACTTACTGCCCGTAGACGCCCCAGACAGCGTCTGGCGATTGGCTTCAATGCGCTCTCCTCTCGCCCTGACAGCCGCCCCAGCAGCACCACTGCCGTCCCCTATTAGGTCATCAGCCATCCTGATACCGTTTCTAGTGGCTGAGAGGGCCACCCCTGACGGGGGCAATGCTTCAGCGATCTGCATAGCCTCGCGAGGTATTGCGTCTGCCACAGTGTCTCTTACGACCGCAGACTCCTCGCTTTGGGGTAGGTACATGTGTTGCGCCATGTCATCGCCAAACTGAGACGCTACGCCCTGGGCGCTCTCTAACGGAGATCGGTCAAACATAGTGGAGTCTGAGAGCTTAACGTCACTGAAGGGGTTCATACCGGCAGCTAATGTACCGACCTCGGTCACCGTGTCTTTGACGGCCTCAGCAACCCCTCCCGCGACCCCATAAGGCATACTCAACAGCATCCCTAGGTTTTCAAAAGCACCCTTGAAAGCGCCCATGATTCCGATATCAGACTCTTCCTGTGGCTTTGGGGCAAAGTCATCCTCGGACATTCCGAGGTCGCCGCTATCGATATTGGGGTCTACAAAGCTTTTGTCCGCTTCTGCTGATGCTTTCGCAAAAATTGCATCTGGGTCGTAGCCTGGAGAGCTTGCTGAAGCGAATATTGCATCAGGGTCATAGGACATAATTATTTCCGTGGAGTCGGGTAGTGTTGGTTATAAAGCGCACGAATATCTGCTGCTGACATCTCTATTCCTTGAGCCTTTGCTCGCTTTTCCATGTCTGCTGAAAACCTTGCGAAGGTAGGAACACCATCAATGATTCCCTCCTGCGATCCTTTCGGCTCAAACCAAGGAGCATAGTTCTTGTTGATAGACTCAAAGTCTTGACTTCTATCACCGGCCTTTCCAGGTTCACCCTGATAGTCCTGCAAGGTTCCGTATGCCGCTTCTCCCTTGGCGTTATTCAGCCGCGCCACTTTCTCCAGAGTCTGCCTTACTATTTGCAGTTGCTCTGCGTTAACCTCTTCGCCCTTCATGATGTTGGCAAAGGCGGCGGCAGATGATTTGTCAAATTCATAGTCGGTGGTTGGGCCTTTGAAGTTAATCAGCCACTCCATCGTCTCTTGAATGCTCATGTTTTCAATTGTAGCCAAGCCCTCTTGACCAATTCCGAATATCTTGTAGATACCGCCTTTGATGGGGCCAGTGTCCAGCCTATTGGGATTGTCTGGATCGAACAGCTCAATAGCCTGATCAACATTAGCTAGCCGCTCGTTGATGATCTGCGACTGCTCCCAAGTGGCTCTGTAGGTTTCTGCCGCGCCCTGGAAGGTGTCTGCGCCGTACTGAGCGTCAGCGGCTCCAGCCGTCTCCGCCTCTGCAGCACTCGCTGCGCTAGCGTGAAAGTCCGCCTCATTCCCGACAACCTCAGCGGTTGAGCCACTTCTTACTACGCCGTTGACTACGCTGTTAGCTCGCACGGAAGACTCAAAGAACCGAACTTCATCCTGCCAGCGCTGATGCTCGGGTGTACCCTTCTGAGGCTCTCTCGCATACAACGCCTGTCGTGCCGCAAGGTTTCGCTCCGCAGTAGTGGAATTATCTTTGGGGTTATAGGCAATAGGATTACCATTGCGGTCAATCCTCAAACCGCCCTGCGCCAAGGTAACGTCATTTAAATTCTGTTTCTCTACGCCCCCTGCTTCAACTATCGCGGCAGTAAGGTCTGGACCCGTAACTCCATCCCGAAGCATCTGGGCTACTACGTTGTCCTGTGCATCTCCTGCGCTGTTCTTCATGTACTGTTCAATGCCTGCCGACCTCGCATCAAAGATCGCCTTGTCCGTGGCATAGTTTGCCCTAGCGTCTCGGTAATCATTGAAGTCATCAGAGAACAGACCACGGGTGATCAGCGGGTTCAGCGCAGAGCCAAAAAAGCCCTTCGCCCCGCCTTGGCTACCCATGTACTCGCGGAAGTCGTCGCCTGGGTCAACAGGTGCGTCACCCAGCAAGCCCTTCAAGAGCAGAGCCTCTTCCTCATCAATCTGACCTTTCTTCAAAAGATCTTCAGCAGTATCACCGGGCTTAGCACCAGTCATGCCTGCTAGATCAAACAGACCTCCACTCATCGGAACAGCCCTCCCAGCTTCTTGAAGTTCTCTAACGCTTTTTGAGTCTTCTCGGGAAGCTCAAACAGATTCGTAGGCGTGTTGTCAGGGGTAGCTGCCGCAGGCGGTGTCTGCTGCGGTGTCTGCTGCTGTCTCCACTGCGCCCATTCGTCGTTGGTTACCGCGCCGTCGTTGTTAAAGTCGCCGCCCTGCTTCATGGCGCTCGCCTGATTAGCCACGGCATCGTCTCGACTCCATTCTCGGTTCTTCATCAGCTCTTGAATGCGCGCCTCATACGGCGATAACTCAGGCTCTGGAGGCCTGTTGGGATTGTCAGTAAGCGTCCCCTCGCCCCTGTCCATCAGCCCCCCGAAGAAAGGCATGAAGGTTTCCTTAAGACCACCAAAGAAGTTGTCAAAAGCCCCCTGTTGCGTTTCATTGCCCAGAAGTCCACCCATGCCCTGCTGCATCTGTCCAAGCGAAGGGGACGACCCAGCCGTTGCCTTGACCCCATTGGCCGCTGCCTGCTGTGGGTTCTGCTGGCTGGTCATGCCTTGCGTACTAAAGCCACCCATTATCGTCTCCTTAACCTAAGTCCAGGCCGTATCCACGACCCTTGCTTGAACTGTTGTTTGTCTGACCACCGTAGTTGTTGCCAAAGTTGTAGCCGCCATTGACCCCGAACCCGCTGTTGAATCCGTTGCTGAACGAGTTGCTCATGTTGTTAGACGATGAGCTGCCCAGAACAGTTGGCCCGCCAATCGTCTGTGCATACTGTCCAGCCATTTGCTGACCAAGCATTGAGGGGTTGAACATAGCCATCGCCGCCTGCTGCATAGCACCCATGTTGCCGAGTCCTGCCTGCTGGTTTCGATCCTGCATGTTGGCTAGGTTCATCTTGTTCTGGACGCCCTGGTTGTGCGCCTGGAACCCTAGCTGGTTCATGCCCTGCAGGGTCTGCTCATCGACGTTGTCCATCATCTTGCTTGCCTGATCATGGAAGCCAGAGGAACCAGACATGCCTGCCGCAGCGGCCCTAGCGTCCAGGCCACCGAGGTTCTGCTGCTTAATTTTCTGAGCATCAGACAGCATGTCGCCCTTCAAGGCATCTACATAACTATTTGGGCCAATCTCACCCTCAAGGCCGGAAGCGAAGCCCCCGCCCAATTGATTGCCGTAGCCAGCAGCACCACCAGCTAGCGCATTACCCATCGCGTTCTGAACGCCGGGTTTAAGCGAGTCAACCTCATTCATGCCCTTCTGGAAGGCGTTCTGTGCCTGTCCATAAACGTCCTGCAGATACGGCGCTTGATCACCGTAGACATTCTGCGAACTCTGGCTCCCACTCTGGCTGGAGCTGCCAGACTGATTGACGCCATAAGTGCCGTTAATGCCGCCGTTGACGCCTCCGGTGTTGCCAGCGTTCCAGCCGCTACCCTGACTGTTGCTGTTTTGCTTTGAAACACTTCCGCCCATGATTAGCCTCGTAGGTCTATTCCTAAAGTAATGTATTTAATCTCCCAGCCCGTTGAAGACTCGGAGAGGTATTCTGCAATCGGCATGTGTCGGGTAACGGTCTCCAGATGGGAGAACTGCTGCTCTACTGCTACCCGCTCAAAGAAATCTTGGCATCTGGCTGCGACGTTGTTGCCTCGCTCATGCGCCCAGGCGACCCAAATCAATAATGTTTTCTCGCCCGTAAACTTGCACCACTGCGTTGTGGTAATGACAAAGCCCTCGGGGTGAACCCAGAGGTGGCTCTCGCCGCTGACGCATGATGCGTATATGTCTTCCGGTCGATAGGTTGCGTTAGGGTCGAGGCTTAGCACCTCTTCTATGCCTGGTCTGACCCAGTCCCATTCCCGCCGTATGTCACCTATCTGTGGGTTATCCACTTCCATTCGCCCTCCTTGGCTGTCTTTATTTAAAGTCGTCCCATGTCTTGTCGGTCAAATCCCACTCCGGTGGATCAGGTAGTGGAGCCACAAGCCCGCCCACTGTCATCTTTATCCACTCAGGCGTCCCGTTCTCATCCTTGATGCAGACGTATATCCCGTTCTCAGCCTGGTTCGTCTCGTTCTCAAGGTAAATCAACGAACCCGGTATTGGCTGGTTGGGCAGCACCGCCGTCTGAGGCGCAATGAACTGCGTAGTAAAGGCTGTCTGTATCTGGTGGAACTGTCGATCAAGGTACGAGGCCGTGGTGGCATCAACTTCGCGTGGCACTGGCTCTGCAGCGTATCCGCAGCTCATCGCTTACCAGCCATGCTGAACTCAATGTCCATGCCAGTTAAGTTAAAGAACGACCCGCCTTCAGACTTGATCTCGTAGGCGTGAACCTCTCCTGTAGTCCTAACGTCAACCTTGCGGTCTTTGCCAGGAATAAAGGTTCTGTAGTCGCCAGCCCACTTAATGGGACCGCCCGCGTGTTGTTGGCTACCCACGCGAATCTGTACTGGCGCAGTTCCCTCTATGAGCGGATAGATACGAGTGATTGTGGTGTTGCCTTCGTGTCCAGCAATGGGCAGATCGGTTCGACGTATGATTGTGGCATTGCGGTCGTAGCTGAGCCGAGGATCGACATCATCCCAATCGACCTGAGTCGCGTCCCATGTGCCAGAAAACGTAGACCAGACTTTGCCGTCTAGGCTGGTAAAGCCATCGCTGAACGTCTCATTGAGAACGTCAATGTCGTGCATCTCATCGTCAGTGACGCCGATTAGGTTCGCGTCGAATGGAGCATCGCTAGACATGGCCCAGGCAACGCGCTGAGTGTTCCACGTATCCCCTATGCTACTCCAGGTAGTGCTTGATACCTGTGGCGTAACACCAAAGTGAGCGTGTCTGAACGGCCTCTCTAGGTCTCGTATGCCCCAGTTGTTGTCACGGTAGTTATAGGCGTAAGCAATGCGCGGGTGTTCGTCATCGCCCTCTGGGACGGCAAACCAGATCTCAGTAAACGATGGGTTGTGTGCTGCCCAAGAGTTACCCAGCTTCTCCACGTTCATCCGAGATGCGAATCGCTTGCGGAGCTGGTTGTGCATGATCGATGAGATGCTGTTGCCATCAAATGTCTGAATGTCGCCGGGGCTGATAAAGAAGTGAGTACCCTGTAGCTCGACCAGCGCATTCTGCGATGCTAGGCCAGCGGCTGACGATATAGCCCTCCGCGTCCAACCCAAAACACTTCCAGTAAAGTCCATGACGTTAATGGCGCTTTCTGAGTAGATCACGAAGCTGTCACGCAGTGACTCACCGCCCACGATTGACCCGCCACGCCCCAAGCTAACCCAGCCAGCAATGCTGTCAGGCTGCTCCATGGTAGGCCTCCAGGTAAACGGGATGCCGTTAGGATTCGCTGGGTGGCTCCACCAAACCTTGTCCCTGTACTCATCTGGGCCTTCCTGCATCCCCAAGGCAAACAGGAAATTACGATGCGCTCGTAGAAATCTGCAGGAGTAGCCCTTGCCGTCCCATGTCTCCGCGTTTATGTGCCAGTCCAGCGGCACAGCATTGCCAGAGGATGCACCCTGGTTAACCCAGTAGATAGGATAGAGCTGCGGGTGGTTGAGGAAGACGACCTGACCAATCTGGCAAGACGACCACTTAGTTGGGTCTAGGTTACCGAACCGCGTGTCTGCTGATCGCAACGCAGAACCAATGTTGGTGAAGCCACTGCCATCGTACAGCTTGATATTGTTTTCACCAGCAAGCACCCAGAGAGAGTTGCCAGAGAAGTCTGTACTCTGGACGATGTGACCAAGCTGATCACCCGCCGCAGGAGCAACTGGCCTAGTGCCGCCAACGCTCTGAAGCTTATTCGCAGACAGGCGGTAGTTGATGCCATCGGTGAGGGCATCGGGCGGTAGATCCCACGGCTCAATATCACTATTGACGCCGGTAGAGCCTATATTCCTGACATTAAGAACTGGCATTAGCTTCCGTCTGAATCATGTCAACCATGGTCATGTAGAACCCGATAGGCTTAACTGGCGAGTCCATATTGACGCCGTTCCACTCTGCAGCCGTGAACGCTATCCAATCCGCCCGCTGGTCTGTCACCTGTAGAGTCACAGGGCGCTGGTTTGACGCAATAGGCGTGGCCTGCACGGCGTAGTGGTGATCAAAACCATCGGTAGGCTGGTCGAAGTAAACCTTAAAGCCATTAGTGCCAAGTATCTGCACATTGGACACGTTGTGTGCGTACTTCAGCTCAAGCGGGTCTCCGCTGAACTTGCAGGATGCAAACACGCCGTTACCCGTCTTGACGAAGTCACTCAGCTTGTTGAGGTCGTCTTGGGTCGCAGTCACTTGGTCCGTGATATTGGGGAACGTGTTCTTGATGGCGCGCTTAATGTTTCGGATGTGATCATCGCCCTCCGAAATGCTGTCCCCGCCTGCTGGGTTATTCTGATCAAGGTCGGTGATATATGTTACTGACTCTACTGTCATTGCTTTGCTCCTGTTGTTTACTTGCAGTCTGGCGGTACAGGCCAGTCAAACTCTTTGGGGAAATTGGGTTGGTTGGTCATGTCGCGCAGCTCCTGCCGGTAATCTATCCACGCCTCTCGGTCTTTTACCTCGACGTCCGAGCAGAATATGTGGTCGCTCTTCATGAGTAGGTAATCTCTCTCTTGCCTGTATGCTGCAGACACCTCCTCAACCCTCTGTGCCTGCTCCTCTGGGGAAAGGTCCCTGACGACCCACTCGATGGTCTCCTGCAGCGGGCTCCAGACCTCTCCTGGCAGCAGCTCCTGAGTCCACTCGTCCCACTCAGGCTCTGGGGCATACTGAGGGTTGGGCTCATAGGGCAGATACAGCTCCGGCGTGACGTCCAGCTCTCCCGAGTTGGGAATGGGAAGCTCTGCTGGGTGATCTGGTATCCGGGCCCAAGTCCCTGCGATGCCGGCTGCGACCGCCGTCAGGTGGTCGACCAGCTTCTCCTTGCTGAAGTCGGGGAAGCTGAACTCTCGCACCCAAGGCTCTTCGGGGCGGTCAGGGTGAGTGAACTCGACCGAGATCCACTCATGCTGCGGCCTGTAATCGATGACTCTGTATTTTACCTTCATTCCTTGTTCCTAAATCGCGTGAGAAAACTTAACAATGCCGGAGGCGCCTGCCTTGCCGGCCTCAGCGACTGTCCCGCCGCTAGAGGCTCCGCCTCCGCCGCCACCAGAGCCCTGCTTCGATGCAGTTGTGGAAGTGCCTTGGCCTCCTACTGACCGACCTCCAGTGCCTCCACCGCCGTTGCCTCCAGCTCCGCCAGCGTTTGAGCCTGCAGATGCTCCGCCGCCACCGCCGCAGTAAACGCCAAAGTCTGTGACGCTGTATCCGTTGCCGCCGGCTCCGCCCCTTCTCTGGGCGTCGCTTCCGCCTGTGGCTGCGTTGACACCCGAACCGCTGTGGCCTCCGCCGCCTCCACCGCCTCCGGTGTTGCCGTTTCCGCCCTTCTGGCCGTTAGAGCCAGAGCCTCCTATGCCGGTATTGGATGTGCCATATCGGCCTCCTCCGCCGCCTCCAGCAGCTCCGGCCCTACCGTTGTAGTTGGCGCCAGCTCCATGCGATCCACCGCCGCCGCCTCCCGGTACACTTGTCTGGCTGACGCCGGGGGCGCTTACAGTGGTGGCTAAGCCGGTGCCTCCCTGGGCCTTGCTGTTGCCGCCAGCTCCTGCCGCTCCGGGCTTGCCGCAATACCGCTGACCCGCTGCCACGTTCTTTGTCGATGTGAACAGGCCGCCGGCTCCTCCGCCGCCACCAGTGATTGAGCCGTTGCTCTCGTACTGGTGCGCTCGGCCCCCGCCGCCGCCTCCACCGCCGCCGCCGACATAAAGGAACCTCAGCACGTTGCTGTAGGCCCCTGTGGCGATGGCGTTGATGGTCAGGCACCCCTGAGTGGTAGTACTCGTAATGGTGCCAATCTTCTTGCCGCCGCTTGTGGTGAACGAGCCGCCGCTTATTGATGAGTCGATAGGTGCGTCAGGTGGTGGCGGTGGCGGTGCCGTACCGGAGGACACGCCCTGTATAGACGCA